GGGGCACCGCCACCTGACCCAACCCCCCATGCGATTGGGTGTGGGGTACTGTGGTCGGCGTGTCGGACATGCCAAACAACTGGACGCACATGCAGACCGCATCGGTCGCGCTCCATGAAATGTTCCTAACCCTGCTGTCCTCGGGATTCTCGGAGACTCAAGCACTCAGGCTGCTCGGCTTCATGCTTGAGGATGCGTTGGGTGAAGACTAACCCCGCTATCGCGAGGGTAGACCGGTCTCTACCTTAGGATTGGGACGTGGCACAGCCAGACTTCTCTGAGATTGGCTCTTCTGGACTCCAGAGGACGTCCGGATTCGTCATTGACGACTTCATCCCAGCGCTTCGCGGCGTACAGGGGATGCGCGTCTGGCGCGAAATGTCGGACAATGACCCGATTGTCGGGGCGATGCTCTATGCGATTCACCGGCTGGTGCTGGCGATTGAGTGGAAGGTAGAGCCGTTCACCGAGTCGGAGGACGCTCCGGTCAAGAAGAAGGACCGCCAGAACGCCGAGTTCGTCAAGGAGTGCATGGAGGATATGAGCGAGACGTGGTCCGCCATGCTCTCTCAAATCCTGTCGTTCCTGCCATACGGGTTTGCCTACTGCGAAATCGTCTACAAGAAGCGGAAGGGTCCGGACCAGACGTCGGGACGGTTCCGCTCAAAGTATTCGGATGGGAAGATTGGCTGGCGCAAGATTGCCTTGCGCGGTCAGGAGACCCTGTGGGACTGGGTGTTTGACGAGGAGGGTGGCGTCAAGGCGATGCAGCAGATGGACCCGTCGGTCCCGAAGGGTCTGGTGACCATCCCGATTGAGAAGGCTTTGCTGTTCCGGACGGTCAACGAGCGGAACAACCCTGAGGGTCGGTCAATCCTGAGGAATGCGTATCGTCCGTGGTTCTTCAAGAAGACGATGGAGGAGATTGAGGCGGTTGGCGTGGAGCGGGACCTTGCTGGTCTGCCGGTCGCCTATGTGCCGCCTTCCATGCTGTCCTCCACGGCGACGCCCGCTGAGGTTCAGGCGCGTAATGCGTTGGCTGACCTGATTCGTGGCATCAAGCGGAACGAGAATGAGGGTGTGCTTTTCCCGCTTGCCTACGACGAGCAGGGGCGCGAACTTTACAAGTTGACGCTGCTCAATTCGGGCGGGTCGCGGACGTTCAACACGGACCAAATCATTCAGCGCTACGACCAGCGGATTTCAATGGTCATTTTGGCTGACTTCATCCTTCTGGGTCACGAAAAGGTCGGCTCGTTTGCGCTCGGTGCGTCCAAGATTGACCTGTTCATCTCCGCAATTCAGCAGATTGCCGACTCCATCGCGGACGTCTTCAACACCCATGCGCTGCCGCGCCTGTTCCGGCTCAACGGAATGGATACGGCACGCCTGCCGAAAATCAAGGCTGGCGACATTACGCATGTGGACCTCGGCGTGCTTGGCGACTTCATCTCCAAGATGACGGCTGCCGGTGCGATGGCTCCGGACACCGAACTGGACAACTACCTGCGCCGCCTTGCGGACCTTCCGCTTCGGTCCGAGGAGGAGGGCGTGCCGAACATGGGGATGGGTGGCATGCCGCCGATGCAGGGTGGTCAGCCGATGGGTCAACCGTGGCAGCCGCCGGAGTCCCCGATGGGCGGGGCACCAGTGAACGAGCAGCAGCCTCAGGAAGTGGACCTCTTCTCGCAGTTGGGTCTGTCCCGTGGCACTGGGCAGTAATGCGAATGGTCAAGCCGATGGGGTCCACCGTCACAGGGTCCTGAAAGGCTGGGAGGAGCAGGTCGGGAGCGACTTGTTTGAGACGATTCAGGCGCTTGCCGAGTCGTATCAGGCGGCGATTGTCGGTATGGCGGAGGCGGTTGCTGCGGCTCGGACTGCGCTGGCGGCGGACCCGCGTCTTCAGTCGCTGGGGTTGCAGGCGTTTGAGCAGGTGTTCCGTGACGAGGTTCTGAATGCGATTCGTCGGACGCTGCCCGACGTGAGTGACGAGTTGGCTGCTGAGGTGTTTCGGTCTGCGGAGGCGTCTTACGGTGCGCTGCCTTCGGGGTTGAGTGCGCGGTTCAGGTTTGATGCGAAGGACCCGCGGGCTGTGGCGTGGGCGGAGAACCGCGCTGGGACGATGATTGTCCAAATCTCAACCGAAACCTTGAGCGCGGTTCGGCAGATTATTTCGCGGACGTTGGCTGAAGGCGGCGGGATTCCGCGGGCGGCACGGGAAATTGAACGAGTGGTCGGTTTGCACGACCGTTGGCAGCGGGCAGTGGACAACTTCTATCTGCGGGAGATTGACCGCATCTCGGCAACGAAGCCGATTGACGTTGCCGTTGAAGAGGCACAAGCCAATGCGATTGCCTACCACGACACGCTAGTCAGGGCGCGGGCGCTGAACATTGCTAGGACCGAGATTCTGGCGGCGCAGAACATCGGGCAAATTCTGTCGTGGTATCAGGCGGCGGACAACGGGGTTCTGAATCTAGGTCTGGCGGAGAAGGAGTGGGTTGTCGGTCCGGACGGTTGGCGGGGAATCAACGTATGCGATGACTGCATGGACTTGGCTGGGAAACGGGTTCCCGTCACGGACGTGTTCCCTAACGGGGAGTTTTCCCCGCCGCTGCATCCGAACTGCCGTTGCACGATGAACCTGATTCCTCAGGTTGATGTGGAGATTCCGGAGGATGGCGAGGAGGTCAAGATTCCGGTTGACGAGGGTGGTGGCGATGCCGTGGAGGGTTGAGAAGGAAGGCGACGAGTTCGTCGTCGTCAAATTGACTGACGGGAAGGTTGTCGGGCGGCACAAGACCCGCGGCAAGGCGCTTGCCCAGCAGAGGGCGCTGTATGCGTCGGAAAGCCGCATTGCCAAGATGCGGGCGGTACTGAAAGCGCGGTCCTTCGGTGGGGATAGGTCTGCGGCTGGGCGTTACGCCGCTGGCGTCCGGTGGGCGGACCATGTCAGGGATGCAAAACCAGCAAAACTGTTGAACGACTTGATTCAGGAACATGCGTGGGACCTGACTAACAAATGGCTAGATGGAACAATGTTGGGCGAGTCGCTTGTCAAGCGCGGCATTACTGAAGACGATTTGATGCGTTTGGCGAGCCACACATATCCGAAGAGCCTTGTCCTTCCCAACAAAAAGAAAGTAGAACGAATGGGGGTATTTTCGTTTGAGAATCCGTTATTCGGTTATTCGGGTAAGGCAAGGCTAACCAATGTAATGCAGGGGAAAAACGGCTTGGAGCGCCTTGATGTGGCAGGCAGAGAGTTCGTTACTGACATGGTGGTTGCGTGGCATCACTCGGCACAATCCACATTGTCGTTGTTGGTGAAAGACAGCATCCGACGTCAGTTTGGTGTTGATTGGCGACCTCAGGACCTTGAGGCAATGAAAAAGAATAAGTGGACACTTGAGTCACTAGAGAAAGTCCTGACCGCCGGACGTGAACGCGACACGTTTGATGCGATTGTCGCAGGAATGTATGAGGCGACGCAGACCCTTCTGAAATCAACTGGGGGAACGCACGTACGGTTATATCGGGGTACGACTGGCACTGATAATCCGAGTCGTGAGTATTCACCGGCTCCGTTGTCGGCGTGGTCAACGGACAGGAGCATTGCGCGCAAGTTCAGGGGTGCAACACCGGATTTCAAGCATTCTTCTACGCTTTTGCGAACGGATGTACCGGTAAAAGACGTGTTTCTTGTTGCAGGTTTTGGACCCGCATGGAAGGCAGGTTTGGGAGAAAAGGAAGTGATAGTAGTTGGGCGTCCGTCTGGAAAGCCAATGTCAGTTAGGTCAGTGAAGGTTGCTCCGTGGCTTTCGGAGAATGACGTAGAACAACAGATTGATGATGACGAACTGTGGAAAGCACGTTCGTTCGGCGGGAATCGCTCGGAGGCTGGTCGTTATGCCGCCAACGTCAGATGGCAGAACCATACCCTTGCGGAGGCGAAACGCCCGATGCGAACCTCTGAGGAGTCGGATAGGAGATTTAGGGAGAGGTATGGGCAGGACCGTCCGCAGGGCGACGGGGACTGCTTTGAGGCGGCGGTACGGGTCAT